ATTTGTTGCTTCTGCGCTAGTTGCGTCTGAAGAAAGCCATTTACTTGTACCACGTGCAGAATCAACAAGTGCGTGTGATGTTGCACCCCCAGAGGTATTTGTTCTTGCTTTAATCCAAACTAACCCACCCTCGGTAGACAGGTCAATGTTATTAGTAATGGTCTGTGTAGAACCATTACCCGTATACAAAAATGTGCTGAACACGTCCTCAATGTAGTTAACAGCAGCCGCAGCCGCAGCTTGTGCAAACTCACCAAAACCTTGGGCCGATGCCGCACCCCTTGTTTGTACTAGTGGCATGGTTGTCCTTTAAGCAAACTTGGTCTGTGAAGTGAACACAGTAAATGCCGCATTGCCTGTCTTGATGATGGTGTACATATACACGTCAACCGAACTTGCATTGCCAGCCGCATACGCTGTACCGCCCTGATACTTAGGCGTCACTGTTGAACCGTCTACCTGCACCACAGAGTTGTAGTAAGCAGTCGAGCCTTGCGTGACAAGGAAAGCCGCAGTCACAGACTGTCCCGTGGACATAGCAGTGTTCAGTGATGTGCCTGATGAGGCTCTGAAGTTAACTGTCCAGTTGGCTGATGCGTTACTGGTGTAGTAAATAACAGATTGGGTAGTTACATCGTAGTTGATCGTGCCAGTGGCTGCTGTGGCTGATACTGTTGCCACCTCTGCCGCATTGCTCAGAACTTCTGCCAGCACTGAAGATGAGCCTGCAAAAGTCTTTGTGCTTGTGAAGGTTTGCGCTGTAGACAGACTTGCCACATCAGACAGGGTGTTGCTACCAAATGCAATGGTCTTGTTGGTGAGTGTCTCTGTGCCTGTTGGGGTTACATAGTCAGTGCCAGCAGTTGCAGCAGAGATTGCCGTGCCATTGCCTTTCAGAACACCTGAGATGGATGTGGTGAGCGTGATTGCAGGTGTTGTGGTTGCGGTTGCAACTGTGCCAGCAAAGCCGTTGGCAGACACAACACTTGCGCTTGTTACTGTACCGCCAGCGGCTGGAGTAGTTGACTGCCAGGTTGTGCCGTTGCTCGTCAGCACATTACCGCTGGTGCTAGGTGCTACAAAGGTCGGTGCTGATGTTCCGTTGCCTAAGATGACGTTGTTGGCGGTGAGGGTCGTCAGGCTTGTACCGCCGTTGGCTACGGGGAGCGCCGTGCCAGAGTAGGTCATCGCCAATGTACCGCTTGTGGTGATTGGAGAACCTGCAATGCTGAAGATGCTTGGCACAGTAGCGGCAACGCTGGTAACAGTTCCTGATCCGCTTGCCGTTGAATTGACAGTTTGATTAGGCCAGGTGCCAGATACCGTGACGTTTGTACCTGCCACTATTGAAGGAGTCGCTGTACCAGAGCCGCCGTTTGCCACTGGCAATACGCCAGTGACGCCTGTGGTCAAAGGCAAGCCCGTTGCGTTTGTCAATGTGCCGCTGGAGGGTGTGCCTAATGCGCCGCTAGGTGCTAGATAGTCTGTGCCTGCGGTTGCTGCGCTAATTGCTGTGCCGTTGCCTTTTAAGACGCCTGTTATGCTGGTTGACAAAGTGATTGCAGGCGTTGATGTAGCTGTGGCAACAGTGCCAGCCAATCCATTGGCAGATACCACGGATACAGATGTGACAGTTCCACCACCAGCAGAGCCACTTGCAGCCGCTGTAAGCCGCCCCTGGGCATCAACAGTGATGTTGGCTGCGGTGTAGCTACCTGCCGTCACAGCAGTGTTTGCTAGGGCAACAGTTCCAGTTGTGGTGATTGGCCCACCTGTCAATCCTGTGCCTGTTGCCACACTGGTGACTGTTCCGCTGCCGCCACTGCCTTGGCTGGTGTTAAATGCAATAATTTGCCTTTCCAAATCAGGCGGCACGATCTCACCAACATTGATTTCTTGTCCATTGGACAAAGCAATAACCAGCGAACCGTCAAAGTCAATGTTTGCGTTGGTGACTGAAACACCATCTGCACCATCTGCACCGTCCTTGCCGGGGGGGCCTGGGATGCCTTGCTTGCCGTTGACGCCATCGCGCCCTGGCTTGCCATCTCGACCGTTGCGCCCATCGCTGCCGTTTGAGCCATCCCGACCGTCCTTGATGGTCAGGACGCGCTTTTCAATGACATCAGTTACGTTGTCAAACTTCTCGGTAATGTTGGTTTCAATTTTCTTGAACGCCTCAACCACCAGTTGCACATTCTCAGCAGCCTTGCGCTGCTGCATCTGCTTGACCTCGGACACAGAGTTGTTGACAGCACCAAAGATGTTGTCGGCAATGCCATCGACATTGGCATCGTTGAAGATTTTATCGATTGCCATAGTTCAACTCCATTGCTAGTTTCTCAAGAAACTGGTTTTCCATATCAACCACATTGCTCTTGGCGTTGCTCATCTGCAACTCAACAATCTTGCTCTTGTTTTTGATGTCAGCTTCCTTGAGCATCAACTCAGCAATCTTGACGCGCTTGTCAAACTCTTTGGCGTTTGCTGAGTCTTCATTGGGCAGGTTCTTGGTCAGGCTGGCGCTCATCTTGGCCTGCACCTCGGCAGGCATCAACTGCGCCTCGGTCATCAGCTTCTGCGCCTCGGCCCGGTTCTGCTCGGCCTGGGTGGTGTTGACCGCAATCTGAGCCTGTGCTGCTTGCATCTGTAGCTGCTCCTGCATCATGGCCTTCTGCTGCGCGTTGGGGTCAGGCTGGCTCATTTGGTCAAGTGCCGCCATCAACTCGTACCTGTTGGTCAGACTGGAGTTGTTGAGGATGCCCTTCAAGATCAACGGCAGGACAGGGGTGTTTGGCCCCAGGGTCTGCAACAGACCAATGAACTGCTGCTGCTCATGCTCCCTGGCAATGATGCCCAATGTTGCAGTCGGTATGAACTTCATATCCACGCTGGGGTAACGCTCGGGGTCAAACTGCATAAACCTGTATGCAGCTTTCTCGATGAACGGTATCAGGAAGTCCTCTTGGAAGTTCACCAGGGTGCGCTTGTACTTCTTGATGATGGTCGCAACCGCCATGTTCATGCCGCCGCCATCACGGGCCTGCTGGCTCACCATACCCTGCGAGTCCAAGGTGCCTGTGCTTTGCAGCAGCATCCTCTCAAACTCCTTGGCGGTGTTGAGATTGTTGAGGCTTGTCTCACCAAACTTAAAGGGAAACAGAATCTCGCTTGGGTTGCCGTTCACCAGCAATGCCTTGCCTGGCTTCACTTCAAACTTGGCGCCACGGGGCAGTCTGGTGGCGTCCATCGCCATCATGGGGCTGGTGGTCAACGCTAATGAGTCGAGGTGTGACCTGACTTGGGCGTCGATGGCCTTCTGCATATTGAAGGCTTTCTCCACGGTCCCGCGCCCCAGCAGGCGGTTGGGCACGGTGTCATCCTGGTAGCTGATGACCGGGCGGTCCTTCATCATGTACGGGTTGGCCTCGGCCTTCAGCAACATCCCGTCATTGGCAATCACCACAATGGCCTCAACCATGTTGCTGTACTCGTCGGCTGCTGACTGCTCGGGGAACAAATCGACGATCTCCTCGTCCTTCTTGTCCAGCATCTCCCTCGGCACCAGCCCGTAATAGGTCAGCAGCAGCACCTTCTCGTCCTGGTACTGGCTGATCTCCTGGGTCGGCTCCAGGTCGGTGTCCTCATAGGTCGGGGTGATGTTCACCTTGCGGTAAATCCCCTTCTCAATGCCCTCCACAATCTTGTGGATGCTGATGTACTTCTCAATTGCCACGCCCATGCAGTCATCAATGCTGGTGCCGTTGGGGTCAAACAGGAAATTCTTGGGGTTAATCGGCACAATCTTGACTGCCGTGCGCTCACCCTCCATCACACCAATGGCAGCAGCGGTTTGGCCTGGAACTGGCCTGGTTGCGGCAATAAACGTCTTTTCTTGCTTGACAATGATCTCGCCAATGCCAGTTCCGTAGATTTCAGCCATCAACTCAATCTGATCAATGGATTTTCTGATCTTGTCGAGCTTGAAATCCTCCATCATCTGCGCTTTGAGCATCGCAACGTCGATGGGATTGTTGTTTACGTCCCGTAAATCGTCGGTAATGTCGAAAAACTCGCCCTGACCAAAGATTGCCTCCATAATCTCAGCGTGTCTTGTCTCAACTGCCTGCTGGGTGGCAGGGGTGACGATGCGGCTGCGCTCGGATTCCCTTGTTTTGTCCTCTGCTGCCCACTGCCCACGGAAAATACGCTCGTATTCCAGGTAACTCTCAAGGAAATTAGCGTTTCGGTAGTCGCGCCAGCGGTCGCAATGCTCGGTGACGAACGCAGTCAGGTCTTTGTCCTCCTGCGAGGGTTCATCAAACT